AAGAGTCGTAGAACCAGCAGAGGTTGACGCATAGGTTGCCGTCAAGTCAATACCGATTTTTCCGTCTGTGACGTAATCAGGCATTTTAATGCTCCTTATTCAGTCATGATGCCTTGGAACTGAAGTCCCGAGGCAGTCATATTACCAGCCCACCCGATCAGACGCACGATTGCATCCTGATTGGTACTCATGCGCTCATCGCCGATTGGGACGAAATTGCGGTTAGCGTGTGGACGGAAGAAAATGTACTTCGTGTTCAAGAAGTAGCCAGTGCCGGTGGGGATATTGCCACCGATACCACCGTCAAGAACAACGTCAGCATTCATGTACTTTGATGCGACAAAGCCAAGCTCTGCCATCTTCGAAGAACCGGGGAAACGCTGAATGTTTTGCAGGGACGACATGAAGAAGCCCCACAAATTATTGTCCAACAGGATCAGGTCAACAACATCAGAGCCGCGACTTGTCTTGGCATACAGGCGGTTAAAACCGGACTGGATGTTAGACGCAGATGCAGAACCACCAAAGTCAGTAGAAAAGTCAAAAGTCTGGTTGCGCCAGAATGACCATGTAGCGCGATCAATACCGCCCACAACACCAGTAGCCGGAGATGCAACCACCATAGCTTGCAGACCAGTGATCTGTTTGCCGTTGTTAGCTGTACCGTCCGAATAGATGCCGGTGGAGATCAAGTTTTCGATAGACGCTTCAGCAACGTCCAGACGAGCATCAAACAAATCGATGATCTGTTCTTCGCCGCTATTCTGGAGCATTTCCAAACCGTTGATCGTGACTGCAACTGCGGCCTGTTTGATCGGGAACTGAGCAGCACTAATCACATCCGCTGGGGAAATGTTTAGTGTTTCAGCGCCCGAGTAATACATGGCTGTGCTGTTGGCTTGAAATGAAAGCTCTTGCAGGATGGTAGAACCACCCGAAAAAGGCTTCATTTTTCCTTTTTCGCGCAGACGGGTCAGCAAGGCATTATTTTTAGTCACGTTATCCGCGACAATGCCGGAACGACTTTCGATGGTCGTTGCCAATACGTCTGAGTAATTACTGTTGGCGTATGCCATAACTTACTCCTTTTTAACCGATTTGCCGTAGCGCATTGGCTATAACGGCTCGCCGGTCCGATTGATTAATAGCGCCGCCGATACTGGAGCCGGGCGCTCCTCGTACTTGCACCGCCGCTGTCTTCGCTCTTTGCACTTGGTTAGCTGCCTGCGTGTTTTGCTGCTGTAGAGCATAAAACTGCTGCGCGATAGCTGGATCAAGTCTCACCGCTGTGTCATACGCCCATTGCAATTTCTCGCGTTCGGACATTTGACTAGTGTCACCTAACACCTGTGGCGCTTGGAGAAGCTGCAACATTCGGTCAGAGACTGCCTCAAAGTGCATATTCGCAGGGTCGCCTGCAAATTGCTGGATAACCGAGAGTGCTCGATTTTCGTTCTGCTTTTGCGACTCATGCTGCGACTGCGTGATATGTTGCGTCAGTTGCTGCACTTGTTGCGCTAATTCATTGTAGTGATTATTCTGTGGCTGTGGTGTCTCGCCATTAAAATACGATGCGATCTGGTCTAGCGGTATCTGAAACTGCTGGATCATCTGGGCAACAGCTTGGCTCTTTTGCTGTGGCGTTCCAGTCCGTAGTAGTGCCGCCGTCTGTAGCAGTGGGCCAATTGCCGCCGCTGGAGTGGTGTTCTCGTTTCGCAGAATCCACTCGTAGGGTGCAAATTGTTCGGTGATCTGCCGAGCCTCTGCATCGCGGCTTTTATAGCCAGCAATGCCCTTTTCGTAGTCAGCATCACGCTGGACTAATGCTTGCTGTAGCTCACTGGGTGCTTTCTCCCAATGCTCTTTTAATTCACGCTTCAACGATTTAGGCATCTCTGCCATTTTCGGAGCTTGCGTTTCCTCAGTTGGAAACTTGGATTCTTTGGCCTCTTTTACCTCTTTTGGCGCACGGGCTAGTCGTGGAGGCTTGTCTTCAGCCTGCTTCATTGCCTCCCGGATGGTATCGGCTCGACTTGGCTCTGCCTTGACCTCTAGGGCTAACGTTTCGGGTGTTAATGTTTCTGTCGTGTCGGGTGCGACAACTTCATTTTCCATTACTTCATCCTTTTCATTTGGTCTAACGTCATCTTAATCATCTCCTTGCGCTCTGGCGCTGGCCTGTTATGCAGGCGGTTTGCCATTTCAACATTCAAGCCACTCATACGCATTGGCGCAATGGGTGAGCCGGGACGGTCAAACTCTTGAACCGTAGCGACTTGACCCTTCAGCCTTTCGCGCTGAATTTCTTTCTTCTTGTTCCATTCTTGTTGAGCATACTTTACATCAGAATGGCCCATTTCGATGGTGTCGGTGCGTTTTAAATGCTCACGCCACTCTTTGCGGCCTGAGATCATTGCCCCGTCTGGTGAGCGGAATGGTTCAATGTCACCCCTCACCGTTGTAAGGGTCTCACCACGATAGCCGCCTGTTTCAATCTCATACGGCTCACCGTCTGATGGATACACCCAAGTACGTTTCATAAAAATTCCAAAAGGGTTTCTAGGTCTTCTTCATCTTGCTCAAACTCAATGCGCTTTTTAAGCTCCTGAATCTGCAACATGACCGCATCATAGGTTATTGCAGTTTGCGCGGCAATCTCAATGGTCTGCGCTGGTGAGCTGGTGATCTTCTCGCGCTGCTCTGGCGGTAGGCCAAACAAGGCAGCTTTAATGCCCTGCCTGCGCTTGGCCTCTAACTTCTTGTCCTGCGCCCAGCTCTTGTCGCGCTCATCAAAGCCAAAATGCCCACCTAGTAAAAGCTCTGCCGGTGGTGGTGGTGGAGGAGCTGCTGTGCCAATTGTGGCAAATGGTAGCTGGGCAAACGCAGCGTAGCCAAACATTTAAGCGCCCCAAAGGGCAGGCAGGCCATCTGCATAGGTCTTGTTCACAATGTCCGTCCCTGCGCTTGGGGCTGTGGAGATTGTGCCGGTGGTTAAGCCCACTGAAGTAATGTCAGTGTTTGCGCCGCTTTTAGCTGCGGTTAGATTTGTTCTGGCATCCGTTGCCGTTGCTGCATTTGTGCCGCCATTTGCCACAGCCACAATTCCAGACACATTGCTAGCCGTTAAAGCTGATTGCGCCTGCTTTTCCCACAAACTGGTGCTTGTGTTGTAAATTAAAACACTGCCGTTTGCCGGAGACTGCGCCGAGACATTGTGCAGCTCGTCCATCTCATAGCCGTTCTGCACCTTGACAATTAATTTGCCATGAACTGGGTGTGCATGGGAAACAACAGCCGCATAAACAAGATGCTGTGGGGCATACGGTTTGGTTGCGGTCAACGTTCCCGCTGTAGTCGGGCTTAAATAAAGCTGCGCCCCATCGGTGTAGGCTGATGTGTCAAGGTCATCAACCAATCCAATGATGGTTACATAACCATTAGAATTGTTTGCTAAGTCCGTAGTTATCAATCCCAAAGTCTGCGCTGATCTGGCATCGCTTGTAGCTAGCGCCTTGGAAACAGTTGGAAGCTGTCCCGTAGCGCCTGAAATGTAAACCGCTGTGCCTTTTGTTAAGGTTGCGCCAGTAGAATTTCGCACTCTTTCAACAAGCACAGAAGCTGGTGATGTTTGCGATACCGAAAGATCAATAAGTGATCCAACTGCCGTAACGATGATGCTTGCATCAGCAGAAGCAATTGACGTTATGGTGTTTTCAGCAGGCAGGGTTACAAATACTTGCTTTGTGCCTGCCGCCAGCACCAATTTAGCCCCAGCAGCCGAGGAGCTTATGACTGTATCTCTGGTCAGCGTGTTAGCCGAGTACGTCCCTACTCCCACTTCCCACTGCGTTTCGCCTTGGATTGTGTAGTAGGTCGTGTTCCCGTTGCCCACCGCCGAGAATGCTTGAAAGCCGGTTACAGCCCCGTCTAGCGTCAGTGTCCCAGAACCTGTGGTGGTTGTGGTTTCCTGTACCCTATCGGCTAAAACCAAGCTCATACCGCTATCTCAACACCCGCCGCCCGACCATCAGGCCCACGAATAATGCGTTTCGGTGCGCTAATCGCCTGCATCACGCCGCTGATCTGCCCCAGCGTCTGACCGTGCATATCTGCTAGGCGGTTAATTGCCTCGCTCATGCCATCGCCCAGAGTCGCGTCAATCTCCTCAGATGCAGCCATCTGTGCGCTCATCGCAGCTTGATCGAGGCCAGCTTTTGCTCCAATTTGAGCCACCAAGACTTTAGTAGCTGCATCCAGCTCTGCTTTCCAGCGGTCATATTCTTCCCTTCCAGCCATTTCTCTGGCTTTGATCTGCATTTCGTTTTGCTGCTTAACAGTTTCAAACTCAGCCTTCATCTGCGCCAGTTGCATCTCTGCTTGCGTCTTGGCCTGTTGCATCTGCATATCGAGCTGAGCCTGCGCCTGCGCCATCTGTGCCTCTGCCTGCATTCTCATCTGATCGGACTGCGATTGTGCCTGCATCTTCATCTGCTCAGTCTGACCCTGCGCTTGCAGCTTCATCTGTTCAGGATTAGGTGCTGGTGGTTGCTGCTTGGCCTGATCTGCCTTGTCTTGCAGCGCCTTCATTGCTCGCTCTACTGCCGACTCCAAGCCCCGGCCTGCCCTAAAGCGCCGCACTAGGAATAGCAGCATTTCCGAGGCCATCGGCAAAGTTTCTGGCGCTTGGGCAACCATAGGGATTGCTTCACGCAAGAATAGGCCAATGGTCTGGATAGCCTCTTGTGCGCCCTGCTTCTCTGCCTGCTCGTCAATCTGAGCCAGACTGTCAGCCTCGACAGCAATGTGGAAGTCGCGGATCGTGCTATTTGACAGCATCTGGATCGCAGCCTGCAACATCTGCGGGTCTTGACCGTCTGCCGTGTTCATCACGCCGGACATTTCGACAATTAGCTCTGGCGGGTAAAACTTACAGATAACTTGCGCCTTGAGCTTAAATATGTCGCTGGCAAACCGAGCCACATCGCCCTGGCTGCTCCTCAATCGCAGTGAGCCAAAGTTAGCCTTGAGCTGCTGTGCGCCCAGAGTTTCCTGTGCCTTGCTTGCGCCGCGCAGAATGTCCGAGATGCCCATGATTTCGTAGATGGACTGCTTGACCGCCTCACGCGCAGCATACAACTGCTGTAGCGTCATGACGATCTGCGAGGTGTCCATCATGTCGATAGCACCCTTCAGCCCACCCTTTTCGCTCATTGCTGCCCAGCTTGTAACTGGGAACATCTTATTGTCGATGCCCTCAGTAAACAGGCGACCCAGCTCCTTAAACTCAGCGTTAAACACGCCGACCACCTTGCAGGCTTTGGTCAGCATATAGATGCGCTGCGTCAGGTTGTCCAGCTCTTGCGCTTGGTCTTCATACTCACAAAAATCCGGGATAGGGATCATTGTGCCGGTGGTGGTGGTTGCCATCAACGGTCTAGGGCAAGGGAAAAAGCCTTCAAGCTCTAGCGGATCGTCACGCTCATCAAGAGATTGGGGATAACCCTTGGCAACCCAGCAAACCTTAAGAGTGCGCTTGTTCCAAATCTCAAAGACCTTGGCTTTTTTGTCATAGGTCATCTTGGCGGTCAAGGGATTCTTGCCGTCCATGTCGGTGTTT